TCATGTCTTTTTTCTGTTTTTGTTTTCGTTGAGACAAAGTAAACCCTTTCTTTTAAATTCTGCAAACATATTTGAAAAGAAATGTAAAATAAATTTCAAATAATTTTTATCCCTCTGATTTTCAAGGCGTTTTGATTACACAATTTTTAGGGTAAAATTTGCATTCAATGGAACTATCAGAAGCACAACGAATCTTCTCCTATAATTTAGGGCGGTTCATCATTGAGGCATACAAGGCCGGATATGAATTTTCAATGGGTGAAGTCTTACGAACGGAAGAACAACATCAACTGAATCTGAAAGCAGGTAAGTCAAAGATTAGCCGATCATTGCACATGGATAAACTTGCATTTGATTTGAACCTTTTAAAAACGCCTACTTCCGGTTATGGCTACATAACGGATTCAAGTAAATACAAACCGCTTGGAGACATCTGGAAAGGCTTACATACGCTTAACCGATGGGGCGGTGACTTCAAATCTTTGGTCGATGGTAATCATTTTGAAATGAATATCAGATAATGAAAGATGCAATCAATCACTTTATTTGTCGGCTCAAAGAGGACACAATGAAATTTATAGGAGACATTGGGACAGTCAGCGTTGCGGCTTTATTCTCACAGACCGAAAACTGGATTCTTATTCACGGTGCGGCTTTGCTGATCTTTGGGCGTTTGGTCTTATTGGTTATGGATGGATACAAACGGTTAAGGGATGTGAAGAAACCGGAATGGGAATCCAACGTAAAGCCGATCCTAAAAACAGATGCACTTCGTGAAAGAAAACTTTCAACATGGCAGAAAATCAAAAACCTTTTTAAGTCAACTTTATGAAATTTGTAATTGTCGCTTTATCACTCCTTGCAGTGGGCATTGGTGGAATTGAATATCAAATCCAGTCAAACATCCAGAAACGTACCAAGATCGACCGGAAGGTTGATTCATTGATGTTGGTTCAATCCGTCAGGATTCAGGTTCTGAGCAATGCCAATGATTCGCTTAATCGTCGCATTCAAAATTTGGCTATCTGCGTTCAGTATCTGGATTCGGTCCATGAGTCAAAAGGGTTTAAAACTGAAAGAGCGGAGAAAAGAGGTCGGTTCATTGGCGGACTGATTAAAGGATTGTTCCCGGGTCTTTAATGAACTTCCAACGATGGATGGAAGGTATAAGTTTTGCCGTTGTCACTCTGATGACGGCCGGCCTTCTGTTGGGCGTCGGTTGGCTTTACAAATTTGAAAAGATAGACAAGTCCGATACTATTCTAATTTATGTCCTCGGTCAGTTTATCACCGGATTTTGGGATATGGTCAAGAAACGAAACCGGATTGAATCACAACCAAATCAACAACGTGAAAAAGCTACTGATTAGCGTTCTCCTGGTTCTCTTTGCTTTCGGTTGTTCCCGTCAAATCAAGTATTCGGAATATTCCAAGCGGAATCAATATTGGCATAATAAAGGGCCAATGAAAGCCCGACCAAATCCGAAACGGGTGTTCTAAAAAAAGCCCCTACCAACGGCAGAGGCATTTTATCTCTATATTCAACCCTAAAAAAGCGGCTGGGACGGGATTCGAACCCGTAAGCTGAGATTGTCCAGTTGCAAACTAATGTGCCTCTACTCAGTCTGTGGGTACGTTCAGCATCTCCATTCTGCCACCCAGCCATTTTACCCGTCTTTCCGGGCCGTCAATGCTTTTTGTCGATTGGGGTAGTCTTAGTCATCCACTCCCCGAAAAGTAGATGTGGGGTGTTAGGGGTGCAAATCTTTCCTGCTACATGGAATTGAATCGTTGAATAAATCGCCTATTGCTATGCAGTTGTACTTTGACTGACTAATATAAAACTCTTCAATAATCCATTCGCTTTTAGCCTTGCCTTGAACCGTAACAACCCAATCAGGATCGTCGTATCCTTTATGAAATTGCGGAATCATTATTTTCCCAACCTTCATGTAAGTAGTATATTGGTAGTGCCTAGCAGGTTCGTACCGTTTTTTAACTACTTTTCCTTTGTGGATTTGATGCCCACATGAACAAACTAGCAGCACGATTATTAGCAACTTTCTCATCTCACATCTCCCCTTTCGAGGCGTTTAAGGTTTCGATTGCTTTCATTGCTCTTTCTTTTGTCAGACCGTATCCATCCAGACTGAATATGTGACGGGATAATCTTTTGCCACCTGAACAGCATACAAAGTACGGGAGTTGTTCCGGTAGCATATCTGTGTCGTCATCCAGAATCACATATTTATCAACTTCATTCAGTCGCAGCCATTCGGCTATTTCTTCGCCCCTGACTGCGTTTGTATGCCTGAAATTCGGTGTAACATCAATCACTTCTCCGGGCAAATCCCTGACTTCCCACATCAACTGCATTTTGACTAATCCGGCATTTCTCCAAGTGGATGAAATCACAATCTTAGCTTCAGTCTGGTCAATGATGGTTTTTAGGTTTTCGACAAATTTCGGATTGAATTTATGGCCAAACTCGTCACGCCCTTGATTGATTACATTCAAAACTCCGTCAATATCAAGGAAAATTATTTTCATTCGTTTGTCAATCTCATACCGGAGGCGTTCGGTGTCGGGGTGTGGTGTCATGGCTTCTTTTTAAATTGTTGAAACCATTCAATAAAAGTTAAACCATTTTCTCTACCTTCAAAAAAAGCTACTTCTAATTCGATTTCACTATACATTCTTTCTGCATTCAATTTAGCATTTTCCTGTTGGCATTCATTCCAAACCTGAAGCAATGCGTCTTTTACAGAATGACTTTCAGGATATGCCGTCTGTAATTGTATTTGTTTTATTCGTTCTGAATTCATTTCCCTTCAACTTTATAAACATACATTGTATCAACCCGCCCTGAGTCAATGATGAGTTCCAGACGGGGCGTGAGTTTTCCCAATACTGGCAATTAAGTTTTCTAACTTTTCCTTGGTCAAATACCCATCATAATCGTAGTTATGAAGGCAAACCAAATCAGTTATTTTTCGGTAATCCTTGAAATCGCTTTCACATACAAAAAGCGTTTCATTGGGTGTTCCAACGCTTCCAACGCTCAAATGCCTGTTTCTTCCAAGCTGATAAATCAAAGCATTGGAGACTGTGAAATGTGGGATTCTTTCGAACCCCATTTCATTTAGTAGTATATCTTCCGTCAGATCGCTCATTTCACTCCCACTTCAAAAATCCTGCTGATGTTCCCCGTTCCCGTTGTCGTCAAAACAAACCGTCTTCCGGTCGCATTAATCACCTTGGTGAACTTCACCTTCTTATCGAACGCCAAAGGAATATCCCGACCATCAACCGTCAGTGTCAATGTCTGGTTAGGGCTGCCAGTTCCATACCCCGAACTCAAATAAACCTGCGTCCGTGTCGTGGGCTGTGCAAACGCCCATGTCAGCGTTGTGGCTCCGGTTGTTAAGAATCGGGTTGTTTCGTTGCCATCAACCGCCTTTGCTGTGTCGGCCCTTGTGAATCCCTGATATGGCGTTCCGGAGATAGTGAAGGTGTTGGTGACAGGAACAGAACAGATTTGACTTGTCGGGCCTGTATAGCTGCCAGTACACGGCGAATTGATTGCAGTTGGCGTAATCGTTTGGAACCCGTTGATACACGGCCCTAGCGTCAGGGAATAGGTGCATGGTGGATTGGATGGTTGCTTCTCAATCGAAGCCGGAACGATGCCTCTGCAATTCAATGGAGTGGCCGTCACAAGTCTGGTTCTGTATCCACCGGAATAGCTACTCCACGGGCCTACGGTCGTGGTACAGGCCGGTGCAGGATCAACTGGCAATACTCCCTTTTGTGCGTTCCAGTATGCTACCATTCGGGCCGCTGAAACAGGATGAAATGTATTGGCCGTATCCAATGCCTGATACAATTGTCCGTAGCTTAAGACGGACGTTGGTTTGAATGGTCGTTTCGTTGTTGTGCCGCAAGGTGAACCGTTTTCAAAGTAAGTGCTATCAATCCGTCTTTGCGTTCCGTCTGGAAAGTCGTTGCAAACAAAAGTATGCCGACCGTTTAGCCAATGCCCCATCTCGTGCGTGGTTGAATTAAGCGTGTTGTAGGTCGGGAGTGGGATAAGATACTGACTCGGTGCGCCAATTACCGCAACATTCCAGATTCGCTTGTTCGGATCAGCGTTGTTATTCAACACTCCCATACTAGCAATACCACCGACGTTTCGGGTTGTCAGCAATAACTTCCCATCAACATCCCACCTCGTGCAGTACATTACCCCGAACTCGTTGTATAGGGTTTGTGTTGTGGTGTTGGATGGAAGGTTTGTGAGTACCGTTGGGGAAGTGTGAACAATCACTTCTTTGATTCCCCATTTCGGCAATCCCGCCCTATCAAAAGCAAGTTGCACTTTGCCAAATAATTCCGAAACGTAGTTCACGCAATTCTGAACATTGGAACCAAGCTGAACGTATTTATCGTGTTCCACTACAATCAACAGCTTCGGCATTACCGGCCCTACCGACATAGCCTCTGGTGTCGTAATGGTTTGTTGCGGAACCGGAACCATGATTGGCGTAGGATCAACCTCAACAGGGGCAAACACAACGCTATCGGCTACCTTTTCCCCTCTGGCCTTCCCGTTCATGAACAACTTACCTTTTAAGCGTTTCATGCGTGGATGGGTGAACCGTTGGGAATGTCCGTTCTCGTCTTTGACCTCAAACTTTGGAAGTGTAAGGTCTGTTGAGTCGGCTTTTTGAGCGACGGCTGCCACCGATACTGCGATCAGGAGCAGGAGAGTGAGGAGGTTTTTCATTTTGTTTTTTTGTAAAAATACTAATCAATTTCTTTTTGTTGCAAATTTATTTCAGACTCTTTTTCTCTTACGGCCTTCATGACAAGTTCACGAATCAGCTTTGAACGGTTCATTTGCCCGAATACGGCAAGAAATCGGTCCATTTGCTCATCGTTAAATGTTGCGGTCAATTTTCGCATCCCGTGATAGTCGGACATTTTCTTAATCTTTTTCTGGTAGTGTTGCATAGCTTATTTCTTTGGTTTTTAATCGTTTGTAATCTTTGAGCATCCAAAACTGACAATCATAAAATTCAGCATTGGACTTGTGTTCTTTGATTTGGCTCTTGGTTGATAGGCTTTTGGCCTTGTCGTAGTGTTGATCCCGTTTCCTGATGACAGATTCAATCATCTGTTCAATCAACCGGATGTCCTTTGAATTGCCGTTACCGGATTTGTTCATGTGAATCATTTTTCAAAATGTCTTTGACCAGGGTGATGAAAATTGAAATGTCCATCTTGGTCACGGTTTGATCTTTGATCCGATTCTGCAATGCATTCACGAACGGTTGAATCTGATTGCATTGATCTTTAGAAAGTGGTTCTTTCATAATCTGAAAATTTCATAAGGTTTGAATTCCATTTTAAAGGCAAAAGTTTGGTTTCACCTGCTCTAAATTTTGCGATTGAAAGAATGCAGAGGTCATCAGTTGAATACTCCGATCCTTCAACGGTTGTTGTTGGTGAATCTCTGAACTGTGAATAATATCCCGGTCGCATCAGAAACCAGATTGAATCGGCATCCTGTTCAATTGCACCTGACTCACGCAGGTCTGACAATTGCGGCATCTTATCTGGCCTTGATTCTACGGCTCTCGATAATTGCGAAAGTGCAATGATTGGAATTTGCAGGTCTTTGGCTAAAATCTTTAATCCTCTTGAAATCTCACTTATCTCTGATTCCCGGTTGCCTTTCTTGTTGTCACTCGACATCAGTTGCAGGTAATCAACGCAGAGTAGTTTGATGCCGTGTTGCTTCTTCCAGATGTGCGCCCTAGTCCGCAATCTCCGCAATGTCATTCCGGCTTCATCATTGATAAACAAAGGCCAATTATCAATTCTGACCGAGGCATCCGAAAGCCTCTGACGGTCGTAAGTGTCATATTTGTCATTTCGGATTTTATAGGCAAATACATCCGATTCCAAAGAAAGCAACCTTTGAACCAATTGAATCTGTCCCATTTCAAGGCTGAACATTCCAACCGGAATGCCTCGCTTGCAATAGGACTGAATTAGGCTCATCAGGAAAGCCGTTTTCCCTTGACCGGGCCTTGCACCCAAAACTATCAGATCGGTGTCTACAAGGCCGCCTGTGGCAACGTCCAGAGTATTCAGCCCCGTTGGAGTACCTGCCAATCCTGAAACATTCTCAACTTCCCATTTTTCACGGATTTCACGAAGGGTTTCAGAAATGCTTTTTTCGTCTTTGATGATTACCTGGTTCACTAGATTTTCAAGTCCGGTCTGAACTTTGGCTACCCGTTCAAAGACATCATCCACATCATTGACTGATGAGGTCAGCAGTTGTTGTGCAAATGATCCGATCCCACGTTTCAGATAGGCTTCCAAAAGATAGCGGATATGAATTGAGAAGTGAGCCGCAGATGAAACCTTTCCGGCACATTCAGCCAAGGTCTTACCGCCTCCCATGTTTTTATAAAGGCCAGACTTTTTAACGACTTCAGCAACCGTTACCAAGTCAATCGGCTTATTCTGGTCGTAAAGTGATTTCAACGCATTGCACATGATCTTGTATTTGTCTTCGGTGAAGACCTCGCAGGATTGAACCAATGCGAAAAATTCAATCTGAGCATCCTTGTCAATCAGGACTGACCCAAGGATTATTTGTTCTAATTCGATTTGTGTCATCGGTTCATGTTTTTGGATGAAAAGCTAAGAGGGCCGGATTGAGGTTGGTTTTTATTAAAGTCTTTATCACGTCTTGCCCACATTTCAAGTCTTCTTTCCAAATCCCAGGTCTTTTCAAGTTCCTGCTTGAATTTAGTTCCTGACTTATTGAGTTCGCCCCAATATTTGTAAAAATCAGAAAGCATTTGTTTAGGATATAATTTCTGGAAAGGTTCGAGAGTGGAAGCAAACTTTTGTTTGCGCTCTTTAATTGTATTAATAACAGTATCAGTAACACTTACACTATCACTTACAGTTACACTAACACTAACAGTTGGATTTGTTGCCTCTTGTTGGTTTTGTTCAACACTTTCAACACTTGTTGATTTTGTTGAATTTTGTTCACTTTCTTCTTTAGCTGTTTTCCTTGCGGCTGCACTAGCTAATCCCGCAATTGAACGCTTTTCCTTAGTGCCTTCCCACTTCTTTAAATCCCGTTTTAATGATGTTTTGATGGGGATAAATGCCAATTCAGTCAGCCTATCCGGTGGCTCTGGATTTTGATCATTTACATATCGAAAAAAATGTTTAATCAACCTTCCGGCCTCATCATCGCTTAGGTTCTCAAATAGTTCAATCCAATCGGCATAAACTATGATAGAATTTTTATCAACTGCCATAAAATAAAGAAGCCCGTCATCAGGAGGTAGGAGTCTCCATCAGACAGGCTTTGTTGGTTTTAAACCAAGATTTTTCAGACGGCTCCTACCCCGCTGGCCTTTCGGCATTGCAAATATACTAATTTCTCAAAAAGATCATTCCGAAAATTGAAATGAAGAACATGATCCAACCAACCCATGCAAGGGTTCTTGTGTGAAGGCTATCGGCTTTAAACTGGTTGTAATCTTCCTCGATGATTTCGAGTTCTGACGATTTCGTTTCAAAGTCGGACTTCAGCAATGATATTTCAACATTCTTGACTTTGATCTCAGCCTTTGAAGCTAGTTCCAACGCCTCTGCATTCTTGCATCTTTCAAGAAGTTCACAATTGGATTCTTGCGACCATTTCAAGTGAGTTTTGGCTTCTTTCAGGCTGCTTAATGCGGAGTCCAAATCCTGACCAATGGCCTCGATTTCGGTATTGACATTTTCCTGAAAGACAAAATACTTCTGCTCCCAATCATTTGATTTCTTCTTCCAGTAAGCAATCGTTTTCCGTTGGCTTTCAGCTTTCTTTTCGAGAAGTTCAATTTTGGTTTCCAAAGATTGGCTTTTTGTATAATTGTCAAAAAGCGATTCCGTTGTGTCACTTGGAAGCCATTCTTTATGACCATGCCATTCAACCCTGTACGGCCATTGTTGATCTTTTAAATCAATGTCAATAATCTCAAACGGTCCGGCTATGTCACCGACTTTGTACTTTAATTCACTCATGTTTTCGTTTTTTAATTTTCGACAAATGAAAGTGATATTTTTTTCTGTTGCAAATTATTAAGAAAAATAATTGTCGATTTCAGCAATGACTTCATCCAATGAATAACTGGTGATGACCTTCCAATTGTGCGACATGAATAATTCCTGCATTTCCATTTGATGTTCTGTCCGCTTATTTTTTGCAACTTTCAATTCAATGGCAAATCCATGATAACCTTTTCGAGGTTCGAAGATCAGCACATCCGGAACGCCTGCCTTGACTCCCATCGCTTTGAGTTTTGCGGCTTCAGCTACATTCCTGTGACCACCATTTGGGCAATGGAACCATAGCACACCTTTTGAATCCAGGTATCGGGCTACGGACTTTTGGAAATTATCCTCTGATCCGATGTAGGGCTGAAACTCCCCTATTTTATTAAATGGAATTATTGACATTGAGAAACCCGGCATGATTTGTTTTGCATATTGCAAAAAGTTGCATAGTATTGCAACAGATATTTTCAATATGGCAAAGAAACGACAAGCGGAAAAGGTGGTTATGGCTCTTACGCCATCTGACTTTTCGAGGCTTTATAATATACCGAAGTATGCAATTACAAGGCATACTGACAGATTTAAGTGGGCCGAAACAGTCGAGGGGTGTAAGCCGAAAATCCTTGACTGTGAGGAAAATATTAGTGCTGCTTTAGAAATTGAATCGACAAGGCACAAGCGTTTTCGGAAATAGTAATGGTTATCAATTTGTTATTCATGTTGAAATTAGGTCGGATTTTCTGACCTATTTTTTTGTCCTTTTTACTTTTTTTTGTTGCAATTGAAATAATTGATTTATCTTTGTCAGACAAACAAAAAGACAAAAGAAAACATGGAAAAGCAACTTTTAAAAAACCTGTTCGAACTTTATATCAAAGAAGAAATTGATCTGGATATTCGGGTCAAAAATACTCCTTCATTGGATTTATTTGTTGAATGCCTTCCTGACGATATTAAGGACAATCCGATTGAAGATTTGTCTTATGGCAAAAGAGATGATGAAGATTATTTAGAGGCTCATGGATTTTACTTTTTCAAAATGTTCTACGTCTACGTTCCGGAACATCAGGAATGGTTTATGACGGATGATCGGGATGAAGTCACTGAAAAACTCAGAGAAATGGCTCCGGAACTTGAAGACGAATTCAATTTTGAATCACCGGAAGACAGAAATAGCGACCGTTAATTTTCACGGGGCTTCGGCCCCATTTTTCACATATTTTATGTCACAACAAATTCAAGTATCAGCGAAACAGTTCTTTCAGCAAGATTCTGTTAAGCGCAAGTTTGAAGAATTGCTTGGTAAGCGTTCTTCGGCATTTATGACTTCTGTATTGCAGATTGTCAGTAATAATTCCTACCTTCAAAATGCAAGTCCTCAATCCGTATTCAATGCGGCCTGTGTTGCGGCAACTTTAGACCTGCCAATAAACAACAACCTTGGATTTGCATATATTGTACCTTACGGAAAGGATGCTCAATTCCAAATGGGTTACAGGGGCTTCATTCAACTGGCTCAAAGGTCAGGACAATTCAAGACCATTTCAGCAAGTCCGATTTATGCAGGGCAGTTGGTAGAGGAAAATCCTTTGACCGGATTTGTGTTTGATTTCAAAGTTGCAAAGTCAGGATTGCCGATTGGTTATGCCGCATATTTTGAACTCTTGAACGGATTTCAAAAGACATTGTATATGACAACCGAAGAACTTAAACAACACGGTTTGCGCTTCTCTCAGACCTTTAAAAGAGGTCAGGGTTTATGGAAGGATGATTTCGAATCAATGGCCCTTAAAACGGTCTTAAAACTTCTTCTTTCAAAGTTTGCTCCTTTGTCAGTTGAAATGCAAAAGGCGGTTATTACGGATCAGGGAGTTATTGAGAATCCCGACACGTTGGATGTGGCCTACCAAGACAACACAGAACCCGAAATCAATCACGAATTCGAACGGGCAAAAGAGATGGTTGAATCAACTACAACGGTTGAAAAATTGGAATCTGTATTAAACCAGGTTTCTGACGAATTGAAAATTGAACTGCATCCGGTTATTGAGAATCACAGAATCTTTATTGCTTCAGCAAATGGACAAGCCTAAAACTAAAATCATGGTAAATCCATTAGACTTGATAATTTTAGCACAATGCGCTAAATGTGTTTGGGTTGAGCCTTGGCAAAAAAAACACCCTGCTGCCTTTTTTCTTTCATGGCAGTTTAAAATGGTTGCTGAATGGGTTGGCGATGGTAAAATCAAAACAATTATTGAAGATGCAAAAGCCTAAATTCAGATGCTCCGGAATTGGTCACTTAATGACCGAACCGAAATTGAAAGCCGATAAAGACGCAGGAAACCTTTCAGAAGGTGCGAAAACTCATGTTGTTGATGTATGGACCAATTGGAAGTACAAACGCAGAGAAGAACTTTATTCTAAGTACATTGAAAAAGGCAATGAACTGGAAGAGGATGCAATTACCCTTGTTTCTGTTCAGACTGGAATCTTCCACAAAAAAAACGAAAAGAACCTTTCGAACGAATGGATTTCAGGAACACCGGATTTGTTCATTGGGCCGGATATTGAAAATGCTGAATTCATCGAAGATACGAAATGTTCATGGGATGTGTTTACTTTCAACCGGACAAAGCAAAAGAAGCTGAATGATCTTTATTACTGGCAGATGCAGGGCTACATGATGCTGACTGGAGCAAAAGAAGCCAGACTTCGCTATTGCCTTTTGAACGCTACTGATGACCTTATACGGGATGAAATCAGAAAGCTAGGCTATGCAATGCGATTGATTGATTTTGAAGAGACACCGGAATTTATCGAACGGGCTGCAATGGTTGAACGTAACATGATTTACGATCTGGCAGGTTTTAGAAAACGTTATCCGAACTTTGATTTACATTTGAATGTGTCGGAATGGAAATACGATATTGCGGCATCAGAAAGGTTTTATACGGTCGTTGTACCAAGAGATGAATCAGACATTGAACTCATCAAATTGAAAGTTCAGAAGGCATGGGAATTCATGGAGAATTTATGATTTAGAGAATAGGTTAATTTTGGTTGATGAATGAAATAAAAAAGAGGGGTTTTTGGCCCCTCTCTTTTTTTGTCTTAAAAATAAAAAGGGAGCCTGATTTAGACTCCCTTTTGTAATTAATCGTATCCGGCTGAATATCCGTTAGAATATCCTCCTAAACCGTCTACGATTGTGTAAAAGCGGCTTCAAAAACACCATTCACACCAGTCAAACGGTCAGTTGATTTAAACAACTCCATTGAAGGCGTGTAGATTTCGAAGAACTGATCCAAGAATACTGCGTAATTTTCTGAGCATTCATCAGGCAAAATCCGAACATCAATGTTCACGTTTGGCAATTGTGGGATTGGCATTGTGAAACGCTTCATCACTCCAATATCTCCGAAGTTACCCACATACTGAAGGAATGGAAGGTAAAGCATTGAACCCGGCATGAACACGATAGCAGCATCTTCAGAAGCGAATTGATCCACTACGTTTTCATCCGTAAACAAACGCATTTCCTGACCTGCAGCACCCCGAACAGATGCGAAGTCAAATCCATTTGCACCCGGTCCGAAATACCTTGAATCCTGTTGGAAGATACGATCCATTGCGCCATAACCAGAGATGATGTGAGGCAATCCGTTGAACTTGGTTGAACGGGCATCCTGACGGAAGCTCATCAATCCACCTGCGTTGATACTACCCGCACCATTCACATACGTTGAACCGTTTTGAACAACATATGATTTGGAAGCAGCACCACCAACCCAAGTTCCTTTTGCCGCATCAGCGTAGGCAAGAATTTTCTTGTTCACGGCCTGAATCATGGCATCCATTGACAATTGGAAGTCGCCGAACATTTCACGAATTACGGAAAGTTCAGTTGTAGCTGAACCCATTTCAGAGGCTTTCATTACGATCTGACGAGGGTCTTTTGATCCTGTCAAACGTACAAGTTCAGAGTAAGATGAATCGTACTGACGGACGGTAGATTCGTTCAAAAGGAACTTACCACCGACATAGTCAGTAATGGTCACAACTTCTTCTTCGTACAAGAGTTCAGAACCTGGAGTACAATCTTTTGAAGAAACTGTATCATCAGCAGTCTGGCGTTGCTTGGTTACAACACTTACTTGTTTCTGATGGCCTGTTCCGTCATCGTTTGCCAGTCTGATGATCTTACCAGAGGCAAGGTTCTCGGCTGTGTTCAATGCTCCCAAGGCTCCGGTATTGATACCGACCGTTTCGGCATTGTTTATGAGGTTAGCCGTCAATGAGGTAAGTACCCCAAGGCTAATATTGTTTAATGCAGTAGACACTTTATTTAAAGGAGTTTACTGAAACTAACCCATTGAAGGGATGTTCAGGTTCGCCAAAGCGTTTGCCACCATTGGGTGTTGCTTCGGCTTAGTGCTACCACCTCCATTGTTGGAAGGGGTAAAGGGGGGAGTGGGTGAAGGATTCGGATTGCCACCTCCTGATTCCTTCATAAGTTTATGTTCCTGCAATATTACTGAATGCAAGTCATTAAATGCAAATTCTTTCCCTGATACCACCAAAGGCAATGTTTCATCCTTTGCGTTTACCAGTCGGGCTGATAGCGTTTCTGGATCAAATACCAACTTCGCTTCCAGTTTGGAAAGTTGGGCAAACATTGCAGCATTGTACGTTGCCTCTCTTGCAATTTCAGGAATGGCATCATTCCATTGAACGGATGCAAGTTGATTCCGCATCCAAAGGTTTTGTTGCTTTGCCTTCTGCGTTTCCAGAATCTGGAACTTTTCAGATTCAAACTTTGCTTTCGCATCTTCCAGAGCCTTTTGAGCCTCGGATAATTTACGCACGTATTCGTCTGATCCTGGTTTGTGCTTCTTGGCCTCATCAATTCTGGAATTGTACTTATCCAGAATCTTACTCATTCTTTGCCCAGTAGATTTTGAAGCAGCTTTGATTTCTTCGATTTCTGCATCATCAAAACCAGATGCTTTAAGTTGATCGAATACGGCTGATTCCATCCCGTTGAATGCCATTCCGGTAAAATGGTTTTTTAGATCCAAATTAGATTTGGCCGTGTTGAAGTCCATCAGGTTTGTATTGACCTGGTTCACTACTGAATCCGGTAATTCTAAACCTTTCAATGTATCGGCAGCTGATCCGGCCAAAGCCAGATCAAATTCCTGATTGTCCTTTATTCCGGCCCGTGCCGCAATGCTTTTGATGAATTCGAGTGCGTTCGTCATTATACAAGGGGATCAATGTTGTCGGTGGTTTCTGGTTCAATTGCTTCTTTGTCGGCCTTCTTCAAAGCCTTCTCACCTGCTTTCAGTTGCTTTAAAAGTTCAGGATTAGCCAGAACCTTCTGGATCAGTTCATCGTCTGATAATGGGTTCGTATCCTGCTTGGTTGAACCGGAAAGGCCACCTGTCAGCTTCGCCTCATATCCAATTGGATAGATACGCTTCCAGATTGATTGCCTTTGATTGTTAGGCAATGAGAGTTGTTGTAAAGCAGTAGTAGCATTTACTTCAATCTTGGCATCGACTTCAATAAGGCCCGTTTTTGGGCTTACCTTAGTGCGGATGACCATTGCCCGTTCGCCTTTACTTGCGGCTTGACGGATGTAAGCTAATTGATCTGACATATAAATTTTATTGAGTGTGCTTTATTAAAGAGGGATTGCAAGGAGTGACCTTTGCTTGGCAGATAACATGATTGCCTTGAAACCCGAATGACTTGACCTTGTCCTGTAATCCGGTTAGTTGCCAGTCAATGCCACCTGTTTGAACTTGGGTTTGATCGTAGAAGAACTTAGCCGCAGTCTGATTGACCGAATACGCATGGGTAAGCCACATACCACAACCCGAAAAGAGCAAAGGGAAGGATTCATGTTTGATGGGTTTTAGGTCGTTTTTGATGGACTTGTTGTTGCTGATAAACCCAAAATTCACATAATCCCAATCTGGAAATTTGTCAAAATTTGAAAAGACCTTTTCAGCAAATTGACCGAATCGAATATCGTCTTCCAGAATCAAACAATTATCAATTCCCGATTCCATGAAGTCAGACCAGACTTGCCGATGAGATGCAAAGCACCCGATTTCGCCCTGACTGATTGGTTGTTTCTTGTTTTGGCGTTTGATGGTATTGTCAACATTGTGACCATACCTGATGCCATTGCTTGCCGGAAAGATTACAGGTGAATTGCCATTTATATCCGTCACACCACCGACCCGATCAAACTCTTTGAATAGGTTAGTCCGTCTGTTTGTGGATTTGGTGAGACTGATGATGTAGATTTTATGAAAAGGCAAAACCATGTTTGCAAATTTACATTTGAATATTTGATTATTCAAATACGTTGCAATCGAGAATGGTTAACACCTTTCGCAGACAATCGTTTCCACGTTGGTAAAATCTATTGCAAAGAAAAACGTTTCAAAGTTGTGTTCTTCCGTTCCGAAATAGGTCTGAGCAATTGACTTTGCAGCGTTGTCCGTCCCTGTGTAGTTCAATCCAGGAATCGAGTTGATGATGGCAGTCAGGTTGAATTCAGCATCAGCATTCTTTGAATTCCCGATCAATTTGAACGTGACTTCTCTCGATAGCTTGTTGCGGTATCCACCTTTCAATTGATCCTTTGGGCTTGATCCGGTTCGAACGATGAATAGAACAAGGTCGTAGTTGTCATTAACTGAACAAGGAACTGCCTGTTCAATACTGGCATAATTAGCCCCTTCATTCTCCAATATGACTTCATGAGCCTCGCCATAGTTCAGGCAATTAATCCCGAATTTCAGGCTGATTTTATCGCAGAGTCTCCAAAGTTCGTTTGATACTGTTGTCATTTTGAAAGTAGTTTCTGAGCCTGACGATTTATCACATCGAGACTCACTTGTAGTTCATATTTGGACGGATCAAAGATAGTTCCAAATCGTCCTTCATTCCATCCTGCCTTCTTAAACTCATCCGGCCCAAGAAATCCAATGCCGTAACTGTTCGGTCCGGTCGGCCCGGCCTTTAATGAATTCATCATTGCGCCCGATAAGGTCAGATCAATGATGGCGGTCTGGAATCCTTTCTTGTTCCTAAATCGTCCATAAGCCCTTGAATAAGCCCCGTATTTACGGGCCGACTTGGTTCTCATCTTCACATCAGCAGAGTTTTTACCATCATTCTGAATCCTACGTTTCATCTCTGGAACAACAACAATCACGGCCTGACGCAAAACTTTATTGGCATCCGTAGCATTCTGAAAGTTAGCTAGTTGTTGAGCTGCAAACGCCTGAAGAGAATTATATTTTGGCATTTCTTAAAATTAATTGTTGCAAATTTGAAAGGGATTCTACTATATTTGAAGCACGAAACAAAATAAAGCAAAAAACATGGAAACAAAAGCATCAGCAAATCATTTGACCTCTGTTGCACTATTAGCAGAAGGCCAACATTTAACCAGACTGACTGTATGTGACGGCTCATTAGAGTCTATTCAGGAAGCCGTTCAATTATTTGGCGGCAATGTTTCAATCAGTAAAATTACTGACGAATCAACCGGAGAGCATATTTACTACCATTCCAAAATTGGGAAGTGCGAATTGTGGATTTTTGTTTTTACGACGAAACTGGCAATCATGCTTCAAAAAGATGCGTTTCAGGCCAATACATCCATTTTTGAGAAAGGCACTCAATTGACAATTATTGATAACCAATACTTAGTCCTTTCCGATGCTTCCAAATAACGAAACCAAGAACGAACTGAAGGAGTCCTACAAAGGACTCTTTTGTTGGACGATGATTACCATCTGTGTAATCCTGTTACTAATTGCCGTTGTTGCGCCACAACTCCTAAAACACTATGGAATCACCAATTAGCCAGTACGGTATCTATTACCCGAAAGGATTGATCCAAGGGGACAAGGGCCGGATTATTAGCCCTGATTCGCAGGTTGTCGTTCTTTCGATTGAATCCGATGGGACTGCAAATGTTTGTCGATTTGGGGACTATAAGGATTCAATAATTACTCACGTTTCAAATTTAAGCAAATGGAAAATCAAATAATTTTTTGTATATTTGAAATGCGTATCCGTTATGAAAACATCAAAAATCTTGGTTCCTGCCTCATTGCCTTTTGCCTGTCGGCAGACGGATACGCCTTTGGGGTAGGGCCAATGTTTTTTATGGAAAATGAAATCTGGAAAGAAGTTGCTGAATGCGACTTTAAAATGTTGGTTTCGAATTTTGGCCGTGTAATATCGTTCGGCAAAAACAAATCTGGCAAGGTCTTAAAAACTGGATTGAATCGTGGATATCCAGAGGTAGCCATTAAAATTAATGGAAATTTTATCAGCAAAACAGTTCATAGGCTGGTAGCTATTGCCTTTATCCCAAATCCAGAGAACAAACCGCAAGTCAATCATATTAACGGGATAACATCCGATAACAGAGTTGAAAACCTTGAATGGTGCACAGCTTTAGAGAATAATATACACGCTTATCGAACTGGCTTAAAAGTTCTTCCAAAAGGCAAAAACGACAAAAGAAGCAAGCCAATAATTCAACTTTCTAAATCAGGGGAATTTATACGGGAATGGGAATCAAGTAGGCATCCGACAAGAGAACTTGGATTTCGTCAGGGCTGCATTATGAATTGCATATCAGGTCTTCAAAAATCAGCACATGGGTTTATATGGAAAAGAAAATAGATTGCATTTTAACAAGTTGCGGAAGATGGGATTTGCTTTCCACAACGCTTAGTTCATTTTTTGAGTTTGCTGATTTACCGATTGCAAACTTTTGGGTCTACGAAGATTCTGGACAACCAATCCCTGAGTATTTTAAAACAGAGTTCCCATTTATAAAATGGATTGAACCATTAAAAAAGACAGGTCAAATTTTTGCGATTGATTCTCTTTACTCAAAAGTTGAGAATGAATACATCATGTTTTTAGAAGACGATTGGACGTTTACCAAAACCGGATTCATCCAAAAGTCACTTTCAATCTTGAAAGAAAACCCAATGATTAGTCAGGTCTGGATTCGTGAACCAAACGACCGCAACGGTCATCCGGCATCAGGACAGGTTCAAAAGACATCTGACGGGGTGAAGTATCAAATGATGAAAACGGGCTATCGTGGTGTCTGGCATGGGCATTCTTTCAATCCTGGTCTTCGCAGGTTGTCCGATTACCAAAAACTCTTTCCAAATGGGATGTACTCTGAAATCCATTGGAGTCCGTCAAATCCATTACAGGCTGAACAACTTGTCGGGAAGAAGTATTTTAAGAATGGGTTTCGGGCTGCAACGTTGTTGGAAGGCTTCTGCGTACATTCGGGTGGAAATGGTAGGCACGTAAAGCCATGAACCAACTATCAATCTTTGAAATTGACCCGAAACAGGTCAAATTCGAAAAGTATCACGCAAAGAATCCAGAGATTTGGGAGGCATTTAAAACCCTCTCCTTTCAACTGATAAAGGCGGGTAGGTCGCATTTCAGCGCAGATGCTATATTGCACACAATCCGGTTTAATACGGCTATTCGTGGAGGTCTAGACTTCAAAATCAACAACGACTATTCATCCATGTACTCCAGACTTTTCACCGCTAATTTTCCAGAACATAAGGACTTTTTTGAACAAGGAAAACTGAAGAGAAAATGAAAGCAAAAAAGAAAGAAATCGAAGGATATGTTGGAGTTAAATGTCCGGCAATAAAAGGCTATCGGATGATTAAATTAGAGCAACCAGACAAAGACGGATTTTTATACATTGAATTCAAAAAACGAAAATGATTAAAGCAAACGAATTACGGATTGGGAATCTGGTTTATGAATCAAGTGATGGAATTGGATTTGATATTTTTGAAATTACCTGTATCAATTCATTTACCAAAACAGTAATAGACAAGTCAGATACAATTAGTCAATTGGATTATCTATTTGGAATTCCCATCACAGAAGATTGGCTTTTGAAGTTTGGGTTTGATAGGGGGATATACTGGAGAAAAGACTGGTTTGAAATCCAACAGTCAGAGGATGAGTTTTCGCTTTATATCCCTGATAATTATGTTGGGCAAGAATATGGTGAGCCGCTTAAGTATGTTCATCAGTTGATGAACCTTTACTTCGCATTGACCGGAACCGAATTAGAATTGAAAAATGAAAATCCTGTATAAAGTCACATCACGTTCACGGCCCGACAACCTGAAAAGAACGCTTTTGAACATTCAGGAAATGTCCACGAATCCCAACTACCTTATTTGCCTAACTTTGGATGAGGACGATAAGACGGTGAATAATCCGGCATTTACAGAATGGATTAATGAGAATTTTTGGATTGAGTTAAGTGTATTTTATGGCAAATCAAAAAACAAGATTGATGCCATAAACAGGGATTTGCAACACTTCACCTTTTGGGATATTCTGGTTAATGTTTCCGACGACCAAGTATTCACAGTCAAAGGATTTGATCAGAAAATCATTGATGCGTTTAAATTCGCCAATGGAACGGATTTGTTTTTGCATTTCAGAGATACAAACCACGATCCAATTGATGCCCTTTGCACCTTGTCAATTATCGGTCAGGATTACTTTAAACGGGATGGGTTTATCTACGATCCAAGATTCAAAAGTTTTTATTGTGACAACCTCTCACAAGACCTTGCAAAGGCAAGAGGGTGTTATCGGTTTATACCGGACGTTATCTTCGACCATCTTCACCCGAGTTATGGCAAAGCACAATCTGATCAGCAATACAAAAAGAATGATTTGCTTTGGCGACATGACGAGAATCTTTATAAAAGATTAAAAACTCAGCTTCATAAATTGCTGTAATTTAATATCTTTGTATTGCTCGTCCGATATGAAAACCTCAAAAAACTTTGCCCCCTCTGCATTGCCTATTTCCATTCGGAAGTCGGACGAGCCTTTGCAGTTGGGGCAATCTTTTTTTATGGAATTTTCAAAATTTATACACCACTCTGGGATTGAAATAGAAATTTCTCCTTGTGGAATTTTTAAATTTAAAGGCAAAGAAAGAAAGCCTCAAAGGACAAAAGACGGATACTTATTTTTAAACTTATCCGTTAATGGAAAAACGGTAAATGTGATTTGCCATAGAGCAATTGCCATTACATTTATTTGTAATCCAGAGAACAAGCCGCAAGTCAATCATATTAACGGCATTAAAACCGACAATAGAATTGAGAATCTTGAATGGGTCACTCAGTCTGAAAATCTTTCTCATTCATATAAGATTTGTGGTCGAAAAGCCCCATCTCAACTTATTGACTCAAAAGATAATTGGTTGAATAAGCCAGCAATAATGCTAAGCCCTGAGGGCTTATTTTTAATAGCTTTTTATTCAGCAACAGAGGCATCTAAAATTACCGGCATTTGCAGACAATCAATTTGTCAAGCAAGATCAGCTACAAATAAAAGAAAAACCGCAGGAGGCTATTACTGGTCTTTTTAACTTTTTACGCAGACAAAAACTTAATTTTCCAAAATGAATTTTTCTCAAAATAAAGAACAGGAAGTTATCCTGGAATACTTCAAGAATCAGCCGGAAGGAACCTTTCTTGACATTGGGGCGAATGATGGGAAAACCCTATCAAATACCCATGCACTTGCCTTATCTGGTTGGTCTGGCGTATGTGTAGAACCTGCACCTGATCCGTTTCAAAAACTGGAAACACTTTACGAAGGAACAAAGGTTCTTGTGTTTGAATGTGCAATTGGCAAGACCAATGGCCGGATGCCTTTTCACATATCTGGCACTCACTTACACAAGGGCGATTCTGGTTTATTGTCTACACTTGAACCGGAAGAAATAAAGCGGTGGCAAGGCACAGAGCAGTTCATCGAATCAGAAGTTGAAGTCTTTACATGGCATTCATTCTATGGTGGATGCGGTGTTGAAACCTTTGACTTCATTTCAATTGATGCAGAAGGTCTGGATTTCTTCATCTTAAATCAGATGGACCTTTCGGCTATGCAGACAAAACTGGTTTGTGTCGAATGGAATCATAATGCACAATTGAAATCAGCATTTCACTCAATCTTCAAGTCCTTTGAAATGCGATTGATTCACATGAACTTTGAGAACCTGATTTATGGTTTGTAAATTATCAATTCTCATCCCCTCGACAACCGACCGGATCAGGATGACGGATTTATTGGTTGAAAATGTTCAGAATCAGATTGATGATTTAGGCGTGACAGATCAGGTTGAAATACTGACCGACATTGATAATCGGGAAGTATCAATAGGTGTTAAACGCCAGAGGATGCACGAAAGGGCCAAAGGTGAATACGTTGTATCAATTGATTCGGATGATGCAATAATGACTGACTACATCGCTGAAATTTGGAGGGCCATTAAAGAACAACCGGATTGTATCACCTTTGAGATTTCATGTTCAGGAACCAAGGGTAAACGGGCTAATGTCAGCAATAACTACCCCGATTGGAAAGATAATTTTGACGGGTTTGATTACGTCAGGTTGCCATACCACAAAGTGCCTATCAAACGGTCTATTGCCTTGCAGATTGGATTCATTGACTTGCGATACGGTGAAGATTACGAGTTCTCAAAAAGGCTCAAAAAGTCAGGTTTGATTCAGACTGAATACCACATCGCAAAACCGCTTTATCATTACAAATTTAGAAACGAACCATTTAGACTAAAATATGGATTTAATCGTAAATAGTGGATCAGGTGCAACATCCTGCATTTCAGTTAGGCTTCATGATGCTTGCCGTTTTTATGAAAAAAATGGATTTTGGCCGGATTCAATTGATTCATCTACACAGTTTGATTTTTTCAAACTAAACAATGATCAAGACCTTTCAGATTTGGTTTTTGGGCCATACTACAAACCTTTTGACTCTGACTACATTAATTTTGATCATGGATGGCAATTTGCTTGGTACAATGAACTTCAAATTAAAAAGATCAAAAATTTGTCTTTAAAGGTTTGCTGCATTTCGGATGAGATAAACAATAAAGCCCTATCATATTTTCAGCAATATCGTGATAGGTCGGGAGTTCTTTACAGAGGTAATGATAAGGCTTTGGAAGTTGCTCCGGTTGATTACAATACCATGTTAGACATGGGAGTTGCTTCAGGTGGTCAGAAATGGCTTATTCAAACAGATGAAGTTGAATTTTATCACTTCTGGAAAACTCGCTTTCCCGATTCTGTTCGGATTGAGTCTATCCCAATGATTAATAAGGATCATTCAAAATATGTGATGCCTGAAAACAGATCAGCCTTTCTGGTTGATTTCATTGCGGCCTTAATTGTACTTTCGCAACTCGACAAACTATTAATTACAACAGGAAATACCGGCCTTTGGGCTTGCATATTCAGAGGCACTACCAATAATGTCTATCAGGCATGGGGCGGTAATGAATGCTTTCGAATCCATAATCCATAAAAGAACCATGTTTAGAACGAAGAAAGGCCGGATTATTTTAGTCCGGTTTTTTTATGGCCTTCTGCCCGTTGTCGCAATCATGGCCTGATCTTCGCAATCAAAGCACAAACCTTCAGCACCAAGGTTCAACTGTTCGGCCCAATTGTTAATGGCCTCTTTGAACTTATCTTCAAAAGTCACAAGGCTGCGTTCTGTTCGGTCTGTGTTGGATTGCGTGAAGTAATTGACACGGTTGGACCCAAGTTTAAAACGAAGTGTCTGTGCGGCCAGTAAATTGCCCCATGATTCCAAAAGAAACTCCCTTTGTCCGCAGATGAATGAATCCAATGAGCAGAGTAGTTCAGCATCCCAATAGATAGCTGATTGACTCCAATCATTATTCCATTGCTCACCTAAACCATAGTTCAATGGGGCGGTCACCGGGAAGATGTTGTAACCGGATGTGTTCAACCATGAATAATAACGGCTTGCACATTGGGCATCCATTCCCTGCCAGTTCCAAGAGCCATTGTCAATGAATTGACCGGTTAGCGTTGGTAGGTTTGTGCAATCCACCAACATGGCGATGTTGATCTTGTCAAAGACCAACCCGAACGTCTGCCCAATGTTGATTATGTTCGCCCCTGGTTGAATGGTTGCAGTTGTTTCCCAAAGTACAGTACCATCCTGACATTGAAATATCTTGATGGGTACATCAGCAACCGCTACTGAACCGGAATTGTAGATGTAGGCTTTCTTGATTCGAAGTCCGGCATACTTTGAACCTGCGATTGATGTGAATACACCTTTGAATATTGCTTCTTCAGGAACAGGATTGATTTGTTGCCATTGTTGGACGAATAGCCGGGAAGTCTGGAAAAGAACCTGATCCAACCTTGCCCCTGCAAAGTCCTTCAAAGCCTTCTGAACACTTGTCTTCAGTTCGAGATAAGCCGTTTGCTGAATGTCCTTCCAGACCTGTGCAAAGGTTACTTGATCCTGACTTGCGATTTTATCCATCAGTTCGGAAGACATACCCGGATACTGATTAATGTACACACCGGATTCGGGTTCAGTTGTTGAGCAACCTCTGAGCCCTATGAATCCATCCAAACAATTGTTCATAACTTTTTTTTGTAAAAATACGGATAAAACTTAAATTTGGGCATCGAAAAGAGTAGAGGCTTTCCGATTAAAGATTTTGGTTGTAAAACCTTTAAAGCCTAGTTGAAGTGGCCCTCTACCCATTTTGACTGGGCTTTTAAATTTTATGAATATTCAAGAAGTTGAATTACTTACCCGTTTGCATGACGGAGTTCTTTATGTCGAAGAATGGAAAGATATAGAAGGGTTTGAGGGGCAATATTCTATAAGTTCTTTTGGTAGAATTTTTTCTCATTCAAGAGTTATCCAATATAGAAATAGAACAATTGAAGGTAAAATAAAACCAACTCCATTAGCTATAAATAAACAATATGAAATGGTTTGTTTATGGAAAAATGGGGAACAAACGGCTTTTACCGTCCACTCATTGGTTGCGAGTCACTTTATTCTGCAAAAAAAAGAACAGAATGTAGTAAACCATTTAGACGAAAACAAAACAAACAATTTCTATAAAAATCTAGAATGGACAACTCAACGAGGGAATGTTGTTTATTCAAAAAAGAAAACCAATATGTATGGACTGGTAGGGATAAGTTTTCATAAAAAACGTATGCGATACCAAGGCAGATTTACTTTTGAAGGTAAATTATTTTTTACACGTGATTCTAAAACACTAGAAGAAGCTAAAATCCGCCTTTTAAATGCCCTACTATCAAAAGGATTACCAATTTCGGATTATGAATCACTTTAACCCCGTAAGCCCTTTTTTCTCTGCAACCCGATACTGAGTTTGACTGATCGGATGCAGTTGATGCCTGCAACCCCATCCACCGCAGTAGGCAAAAATGGTGCTTTTGGTGGTATTTGCTTTTCTCCCGTCCCAATTCCCCAAGTTAGCCCAATTTTCCACCTCGGATTTCTTGAAATACCTTCCTGCTCTGGCTCTGCAAAACTGCCGGGAATCTTTAATCAATGTTCCGGCATAAAAGTAGAATTGTAAATTGAGATCCGCAGCAATGGTATTGTCATACTCCCTGCTGAAGGTCATAATGGCATCTGAGGTCGTTTGCTTAATATATCGGTTCAGGTATGCCTTTTCTGCATCCGTGCCTTCTATGAACTCTTTCAAAGTCTTTTGCAGCAATGTCCGGTTAGTAGTTCCGGCTGCATTGGCCTTAAGCACCTCTTGGATACTATTCGCAAAGTTATTCCTGATTCCACTCCCCAAAAGCATATCCTTTGTGATTTCGATATTGGCTTTTAGGATTTCCTGATATAACACCTCTTTCGCATTGAACCCGTCAATGAGTTCGCTAAAGTAGAGGTCAGATAGTTTCTTCAAGTCTTTAAACCCATCCAAAACCCGACCAACTTCTTTTACGTATTCAGGATTGGTGACAATGACTTTGGTCAATTGTATTTTCAACCCGATGATGGCCCTGATGTTTGCGGCCCTTTTCTTCGGGTCAAGTGGCAGGTCATTGGTCAGTTCAATAACCTGATCGGACAACCCTTTGAAGATCTCAGGCAATCGTGAATTCATGCCCTCTTCCAGTTCAGCCTGAAGAGTCTGAATCCGTTTGATTATATCAAGTTGCTTCTCGGTCATTGCTCTGGCATCAAAGTAACCAATCCGGCTTTGATTTCTTTTTGTTTCACCATTGCCATTGCCTTGACATCGGCCCTTTGTTTTGGCCTTGGTTCATTAATCCAATCCATATTGACTTCAATCAACTCTGTCACAAACGAACTCAGATAAGCCGATGTGATGTAGTCAAGTTCTGTGCAACCCATTGAATCTTTGAGAATCAGTTTCTCTTCAGCCGTCATGTATGGCAATGGATCAAGGGCCGTCTTGATTTTTAACACCTTCAATTGATAGCTATTTTCACCGAAGACCTTCTCTGTGTATTGAGCAGTCAGGCCCATTGTAATGATCGGGTCAAACTGGTTCTTAATCGCATCAGAAAGATTTGCAGAAAGGACTTGTGTAGTCAATACATCATAGTCTGACGGGATCACTACCTTGGGCTTGTTGGCCTCGATTTGATCCAATGTCAAGAGCCTGGATTCGATTTCCGTCCGGTATCGTTGCAGGAAAATGGCAAAGGATATTTCTTCAATCAGATAACCAAGGTGAACGGCAACCTGAAAGAAGAAGGTGTTTAGTTCCTTCCTATCGTACTGTTTAGCGATGCCGGATTGCGATGCAGGTACGTTTGCCAATAGTTCAATTCCGATCGCTTGGAAGCCTCGGTAAATGTCATCATCAATGTCTTTCTTTTGGGCTTCAAGAGCCGCAATGTCGAGTTGAATATATCCGGCAGGTGGGCCAGTTGGATACTGGACATCTGGATTGGTTGCGTTCTTCTTCTGCAGGTTTATTTCGATGGAGGCGAATGGTGAACCCTCTGAACCCAGTCCGTTTCCGTTACAGCTACCGCAAGTTCTTTGTGTGTTATCCTTTCCAGATAACAAGCCTGATCCGTTACAGGTCTTGCAAGGTGAGTTTTTATAACGCCAAAAGATTGGATTCGAATGAAGGGCTTTATTAACCAGTAAATCATCATTGGTAAATAAGGCATCATTCCATGCAGGAAGGCAAGGAGTAAGGATTGAATCATAAACGATTTGACCATCTTCAATTTCACAGATTACCGAACCAACCGAATAGATTGGGTATTGAAGGAATGCGTAAGGTGCGGTAAAGGTATCAAATACATCCTCATCCCCTTTATACGGTCTTATCTGACGAACCAGAACCAGACCTTCCATTGATACGGCAAGGAATTGATCGTACTTCCTTTGTACGTTGTCACCGTCCTTATTTTCGTACTGATCTAACTTGAAAATAATTCCACCGTCAGCCTTGTAGACGATGTGTTCTTCTTCGAATACTTGCGGATATGGTTTCTCCCAATTAATGAACATTTCATTGCCTGGTGTTGGGTCTTCAATCCATGATTCCAGATCAGGACCGACAAAAACCACCGAGTTAGGATTCTCCAGGTACTTGGATAAGCCCAATGAGAAAGTCCATGTTTCGACAGATCCAAATTTCGGCAGGTTCTCAAGACAATAATTCGAAGGAAGTCCTTTCGGGTTACTTTCGCTTATGCCGATGTCCTTAAAATCATTCTTGAAAATGATTTTGAAATCATCCGCTTGTTGAATCTTTTGCAGGGTAGTATAAACCCTTCCGGTTGCCGTTCTAGTCTTGGGTTGCCATCTCTCCTTCCGGTAGATTTTCATCCAATCCTGCTCACCGGGATGCTGCACACGAAGCAACTTCTTCGGGTAATCTTCGTCAAAGTGCGGCTCAAGTTCATCCGCTATCTCACGGATGTCATGGATGTACTCTGATTTACCCTCTCTAATTTTGTCTTTAGAGAGAAGTTTGATAATGCCCAAAAGAAGTTGCTCGTTCACGTTATTATGCAGTTACAGTTACTGATACATCAAGAGTTCCAAAGATACATCCGGCTTCGTTGGATGCAACTACGGTCAAGACATAATCCCCAACAACTTGCGGATCAATGTCAAGTGAACCACTTGTTGCGTCAATCGTTGCACCCAAGGCCGCAATAACGGCAACAGATGAACCGAGTGACCAAACGGTTGATGGAAGACTTTGTGAACCGAAATCGTAGTTCAGAGAGGCTGTATATGTTTCACTCTGAATGAAACCGATTGGTGCAGCAATGGCATCAACTCCGCTTACCTCGTAGAAAAGACCTTCAAGAAGAGTATCCGTGTCAAAGTCAGACGGGACAGGGTTTGAATCCGCTACCCATTTGATCATCGTTTCGCCATTGATGAACTGAGTCAGGTCATTCTGGATAACTGGATCGCCGATAACCGTCACCTGCGTTCCAGAAGCATCCCAATACAACTCCGGTGTGAAGTAGTACAGGTCATAGTTCTGTGATGAACGAAGGATTTTGTTGTACGAATCAACATTGGCGATCACTTGAGCATCAATGAAGTTCAATGTGTGAGTCTTCGCCCCTGGTCGATTGATTCGCAAACCAACACCCGGAAGTTCAGCAGTTTCTGGTTTCGGTTTATCACCTGCAATGTTCAGGAACATAATAGCATTCCCGTCAAGTGCTTGGTAGAAGATTGAATCCAGAAGAGTAGTAGCATCTGTCTTGTCGATGAGGCTCGCTACGGTCTTTTTCACCAATGCAGCCCCAATGATCCGACCTTTATAATCCACATCGCAACGGTAGTTCTTGTAACAAGAAACCGGAGGACAATTGAGAGTAATATTCATTTGAATGTTTGAATTTTAACACCCTATACAGGCGTTGTTGTTAGGCTGAAAGCCTTGGATCAGTGCTGAAAACTTCATTTGTGCAAGTTTTCTATAAGAGGTTTTGTTCGAAAAGTCCTGAACGGTGGCAACGTCCAAATCCCCAGAAACAAATATTGATTGGTCTTCGAAAATTAGGATCGGGCATCTTGTGGCAGAAAATACCGCATTCCTTGTTTCTAAGTCCAAATAATCACTATGCAAATCTACGGTTAAATCAGAATAATTGGAAGGTCTTTGATACGTTCCGTCTGAGTTCCGATAAATGCTTTCTTCAATCTTTGGCTTTTGCCCTGCCCCGTTGATGGGTAGCCGTAACTTCTGCATCCAACCGGAATAGTATTCAAACCCCTCGATAATGGCATCATCAGACGATCCAAACTCCCACATTGAACTGAAGCAATCCTGATTATTCAACTCAAGTGAATTTGAGAAGGCAAATATGGATTGATTTGGGTAGTTGTCATCATACAGGCCAAACACATAGCATCCATCGGGTGCAAATGGGATTGTAACGGTTGCTTGGAATTGGGTGGCTCCTGAACATCTTGAATTATTTGATTGCTCATCAAAAGCCCCAACATTATAGGTTATTGAAACCGTTTGATTTAAAGGGGAAATTACCGAAAAAGAAAAAGTGATTGATCCGGCATCAACAATAAATGACCCAACAACAATATCCAATGGATTTATAAAGTCAATAATTGATTGTGCATAATTCGTAGCGGAACTTTGGTCTAAGTCGGCAAATGGAACTGTAATGCTTTCGACTTGACTTCCGTTACAATCCAAAAATAAAACAACAACATCATCGAATGAATCCAAAAGGTTGATAACATCAGAATTGCTCAATAAAATATTCAAAGGATCAGTCAAACATTCTGGATAAACTGCCGTTCCAATCTCACTTACGAAGTTCAGGTTCTCATCAAACAGACCGATCTGGCAAGAGGTCAATCCGGTCAGGTTGGCCTGTTCAGGAATGATGTTGAATTGATACGTGTCACCCGTTTTGATTGGCATTTGAAACGTATCAAGGTCTTCCAGTTCGCATCCCTTGTCGAACTGGATCAAATCCAGATCGTACCAACCGCCCGAAAACAACTGCCCCGTTAATGGCTCATAGGGTAATGATGTGGCAATGACGTAATCCGAAAGAAACGAATCACTCGGAGTTGAATCGTCAATCACAAACCTTTGAAAGTACCAGAAAGAGCCGTCAGTACGACCTAATAAAATGAATGACCTTTCACCCGTAAATAGTGCTGAAACCCTTTCAATAGCACCTGATGAATCCGTGTCGATGCTCACCGTGTAATCATCCGGCAAGTGTAACAGATTGATTGCATTGGTCAGGTCGGTAGCCGTCAAAGTCTGGTCTGCAATGGTCAAAGAAATGATCCGTTCCATTATGGATAAGATGTAATTCTGAGACGGATTTAAAGCCGAAAAAGTCACGGATTTCACCGGACCAAATGGATTAGTCTGTGCAGGATAACGACCAACAACGCCCGTGTCCAAATCAACCTTCCAATCCTTTGCCCTCGCAATTGAACTGGTTGCAATGCCTGTTGTCCGGTCGAATGAATAGGTAATGGGGAAAATGGCAGATCCGTTTTGGTAATAGATTTCCAAGGCTCTTTCAACCAATAATTCAACATCAAGAATCGGGTCATCGTAGGTTGATGAAGCCGAAACGATACTGTTAGCGACAAAGGTTGAATCTGTTATAATCCCATCTGACAATTCAAATGTAATTACTCCCCTTTGAGTTGAATCAACGGCAAGCAACTGATTGTTTTGAACGTAGAAAACCAATGTCTGAACACCTGTAATGGTTGGATATGGTTTTGGATAAACAAAAGTCAAATCGCCCCCTATTTCAGGATTATTAAACAGGGTTTTGAGTTGGTTTTTAAGAGTGTTTATGGATTCCTGAATTGGGGCTGTCACAAAATCACCGTCCGAAAAAAGACCAATAAAATCACTGATTAGAAATGACTGAAGACTGTACCCTGGTTCAAAGCCACCATTGACATTGGCCGGACTGAATCGGTAGAAAGGATGTGCGTTGCCCATTACAATGATAATAATATTGCTTGTCCGTAAATGATAGCCGTACCATCTCCGGTGGTGGATTCAGAAGTGATCAGAACCTGAAGTTTTTTAGATTCGATAATCATACTATCTAGAGCCTCACAATCGTTTCTAATCATAGGTGCAAAAAATGATTCACTTGCATCTTTTATTGCATTACCACTGCCAAATGGAGGACGGCCCGTTTCTGGCTGAACGCTAACTTGAACATTATCATACGGTTCTGTCCCAAACGTATATTTCACCTGCGCATTATTCACAACCCACGCAAATCCAGCAGGTAGTTCAGGGCATTCAGGAATGTCAACGGTTGCACCACCAAATATTTGCGGCTGTGTCAGCTCTACCTTGAAATACCCTTCACCTCGAATTACAAAGGAATCATTCACATCCTCATTGTATGCTTTTTCTTCTGCTGGGGTAATGTCTCCAGTTGTATTGTTTACAAATAGGGCTGCGTTAGCCGTATTTAGCTGTTCTCGTGTTTTCTGTGCCATTGTTTTTGAAATTATTAATCAGGCATTACAGGAGGATTGCCTAATGATTCGATTATCTGATTTGTTGAAGTACAGACAATATTATTGATCATTGTTAGGTCAATTTCTAGGTAAATAGCCGTGTTGTATTCACTGTTTTCTAGGAATATGTGCAACCCGTCCGAGTGAAGAAGTTGGTAGCCTATGGCCGAATATTCAATGTCGTTATGAATTACAATGCCATTATTGTAAAGTAGTATAACCATGTTGATTAGTGTGGTGCGATTACAGTTGAATAGTGAGTTATGGTTTGAGTGGTTGCAGAAGGCTGAACTGCAATGACTAAATATTGATTAACAGTCCAATCGAAGTTAGAAAAGCCAAATGCAAAAGCATTCAGTACAATATCCGTGTTGGCATTGACGTTTGAAGGAAAATACATTGTACTGATAGCCGATCTGATTAACAGATTACGACTCCATAATGATCCTACGAATCCGTTGGCAATTGTAGCTTGTCCGATCAATGTTGCCCCAGAAATAGAATTTGCAGTGTTGAGATAAACATTCTGCACACAAGTAGCAGTACCTGTATTTCTTCCGATTCGTACCAATACATCAAATGAATCACCTGCTGTGAATGTGTTGGCAGGAATCAACAACCCAGTCAGGTAAGTATTAGCAGTAACTCCTGTAACCGTTGCAGCCGTTAGATTACGGATGAATTGTGATAAAATAGGCCCACCATTTGGAGCCCATGATAGAGTTCCTGCCCCATCTGTTATTACTGTGTAGCCAGAAGTTCCAGAATTACCAATTGCATTTCCCAATGCCGTTCCAAATCCTACGTTCTTCCAACTCTTAGTTGATGCCTCATATTGCAAAACCTGATCATCTGCAATTGAACTAATGACCACATTATTTAATGAATCATTGTTCAACATACGCCAATTACCACCGCCCTCTGAAATGAACTCATAGAGGCTTCCGGCAATTACCTGAAGATTGGTAGCGTTCGGAAGAAACAAGGCTGATGAATGGGCTAACAGAGGGGTAGAATTAAAGTACAACAATATCCTTGTCCCATGCTGCTTTGTGGATATTGAGTTGATGGTAGTGTTTCCGGTGATGTGGTGAAAATTACCTGTATTCCCAAGTGTTATTTCACTTCCTGATGCCAAATTATCACCTTTATGCCATCTTACCTGTGCGGTGTGGGTGTTGATTCCTGTGAAGTTGTTGTTGTCGTCCACAAATGCAGCAGCCGTCACTCCGGCATTATCAACCTCACGAATCTTTGAAGGAGTTACTAGTCCCGTACTATTGTCAGGAATGTTAGCAGCTATTAGTGTTGTCTGTTGCGATCTAGTATTTGCCATTTTATTTTTTCTTTTTATCCAAATCCGTCAGAGAATCCATCTGAAAAGGCTCTTCCGCTTCCGATTTTGTTTGCCAAAGTTAATTTTAAAGTTGAAATTCCAGAATTAGGGTCTTGCGGTTTATTAGTCGCTTCATCAATGAATCCGAATAGTTCAAGACTTCCAGATGTTACCTTTACCAACCCGTTACCATTGTAACTCATGTCAATGAATGAACAGAGGGTTTGTGGTGAATCAAATTCAACCGTTATTGGCTTCATTAGATATTCAACTTCACCAGGAACCAGAATGTCCGGCCCGATGTTGGTATTTTCAAACAACACATCAGATGCACCATTGATTACTTCCATACATCCTTCTGGTTCAGATGTCGAATCAATTCGACTGGAATAATCCGTGAAGTATTGACCTACCTGAAAGGCAAGAATCGCCTTTGCGGTTGGTAGACCATAAGTATGCATTCCAAGTATCTTCCACCATCTTGCAGCGATTCGAGCAGGTGAATTGTAGACATTGTAAACCCGATCAATTGGGCCGTTTGATTCAGCGATGAAGTTTGAACCGTAGCTAACTGTTCCGGGTGCAAAGGTCTTGCTTCCCGTTTCGCCTTCCAACCGATAACCGATTCCCGGCTCTGTGTCGAGATCAACCGTGACCTCATAGCGATTGATCCAGATGATGAATAGATCATAATCATTGGGCCTATCAGATGATCCTGAATCGTCACGGAGGAACTGCAAACGTCTGTAAAACTCAATTGCATAACCAGAGCCAATGATGTCTGAAAGTAAATCCAGACTAACAGATGAATTGTCCGCCCTTGCTTTATTGGCAATAAAGTAATTACGGTCAGCATTGATTTCGGTTAGTGCTGAAATGGCGATGTTCTTGAACTTATCCGAATACCCAAGTCGTATGTTGTTCACCAGTTTATCAGACATGGCGTTCTGAATAATCTGTCTAACTTTCGGAAATGATTGAACAACCGTGTTTGTATTGAAGAAGTAGTCAGCCTTTTCGACTCTCAATTTCCAAGTTCCGTAAGTGTCCTGTTCGAATTGCCAACCCAAACAGAAAATCCGGTTCAGCCCGTCAAATAGCTTCTGAAAGGATGTCTTGATTGCATAGATGTTGTCTTCTTCCACATTGACACATCCATTGACTGCCTGTTGAATTGTTGTTGCATTACGGATGTACAAACCCGTTGTTATAAAGTTGTTCCAATAGCATCCGTCAGGATTGCTGAATGTATCAGAGACTAACCCGTCAGGATTGCCTGTCAATAAATACACGGCTCTTTGAAGTGCATTGTAAACGGTGAGGCCATCGGTAGTAGAGGCATCAGCAGCAGAGTTCGTTTCTGTGATTATAAGGCAACAATTAGTTATGGTATTAATTATCCTCCGTGCCATATCGGGGCTTGGAGTTGTTCCCGGCTTAACATTTCCATTAAATCCCCATTGCATAAATACAAATACCCGATCGTCTGGATTTAATGTGATTTCCTGCTCAACTGTAAAGTCGTAAGGGATAGCAAATGAGTCATTAGAATTGCTTAGTCCGGTATCATAAAGATAAAACCTTTGAGTCTCATTTGTTGAGTCACGAACTTGAATTGAAAATGTAAGGTTGGCGGTTTCGTCAGGATTAATATTTAAGAACCAATTAAAATACCCTACCAAAGAAGATGTAAATTTTAGGGTTCTAATAAAATCAGAATTATTAATAAACGATGGGCTTGTGGTAGTGTATGCGGTTGATAAGGGGTTAAATGTACTTCCGAATACTCCTTGAAAATCTGAATTAGAAAAAAATGAAGGTATTAATGCTGCAAAATCATCTAATGTCCATCCGCTTGTATTATATTCTAAAACGGCATTTTGTTCAGAATAGTTCCGTGCCTTTCCGATCAGAAACAATTCCTGCGTATGGGTCACAATCGTATCCAGAACAACCGGAGTGATTACGTTTTCATCCAAGTCCTTTGCTGACAACAAATCAATCTCCACGTTCTGACGGGCCAAAAACTGCTCTCTGAAATTGTCTTCAATAATTCCAACGGTCACTTCGAATCCATTGGTATCACAGACGTTCTTTTCGGAATAGATTGATAGATTAAGGAATCCAACAAAGGCATACGCTGAACCGTTCACATTGACATCCGATTGAATCAGGATGGATATTTCAGCATTGATGTAATGAACATCATATTCAGCCTTTATTAAGTTTGCGGCCTTTCCTGTGAAAGTCAGTTCAGTTGAGAATGGCGAATCAATCCCGTAAGAAGGTAGCCGTTTGGCCGTGAATTCGATTGCATCAAACCCGATCGGTTCTGCAACCTGAATATTGTTTAAATAGAACTTCCATCCTGCCATGTGACAAAGGTAAAACAAAAAAGGAGTAGAAATCTACCCCTTTTGAATGCTATTAAAAGACCCTATTTTTGAATAGTAATTATAGAACCAGTCAAATCTCTTATTTTTTTATTCCAATTACGAATTGCTTGACTGAATACAACAATCAGTATTAATCCCAATCCAAAAGATTGAGACCTTGCTTTTTCTTCCAGAGAATCAATAGACGCAAGCATTGCTCCGGCAATGTCACTAAGAATTCCCATGTTTTCCTTTTCTGATTCTATGTAAATTTTATGCTCATGATTTTTACACGCTACAATCAAAAAAGTATCACAATCCGAAAGAGATTCTATTATTTGTTTTTTCAACTCTTGATTTTCTATAAAATTCTTTGCCATTTTCTTGTTTGTTTTTAATTTCTTGAAATTTTATCCTGTTGCCACAATTTCACTACGGTAAAAATCAAATCTAAAAAAGTACTTTCTGTACCCATTAGATGTAAAAACCCATCTATTAAATCAGGTTTGCTTCCAATCAAATTAGAGTATATTGATTCCGAGCCTTTTTCAACAAAGACTATAAATGCTGAATGCTCATGTTGTTCCGCAAAGGAAATCAACTCTTTAGTCTGACCTTCAACTTCTTGTAAGTTAGTAATTTTCATTTTTCGCTTGTTTTAATTTGCAACAAAAGTAAACAAGAGAATTGAACTACCAAACTATTTTGCAACAAAAAACCCGACCTTATGAGCCGGGCTTTTTGAAAACAAACGAAAAAACAAAAAAAGAGTATGACTGAAGTAGTACGTCAGTTGCAAATATAGCAACAAAAAGAACTAATTACCAAACCGATTGTTTAGGATTCTGGTTTCTCTTGATTTGGTCTGAATCTTCTTTGTGAACCCTCGTTCATCCATCGTCAGGGATGTGATTGGCAGCTTGCTCATGGTATTTTCAAGACTGATTAACCGTTCCACAATTTGCCCTGTTCCAGACTCACCACGCCCCTGATTCATCAGCTTTGAACCCATAAACCGTTCGGATTTGATCACTTCATGGTGCGGAATTACCTGTGATCCTTTTGGAAGGTCCACCAAGGTAGCTACTCCTGGTGTTTCGTAAACTGCTCCCGATGTAGTCACAACCCACTCTTTACCAATCTCACCGACAATAGCCTTACCTCCTTTGAAGGGCTTACCTTTCGTTCCTTCTTTGAATTCTGGAACTGGTTGCGCTGCGATGAATGCGATTTGTGCGGCTGCGGTGGCATAAGAAGCAATCGCCAATGGTGCGGTAATAACTCCGGCTATCTGTTGAGCAATGATTGGGGCAACACGGAATATAACTTCAGCGATTGCGGCCTGTCGTTGGGCTTCAAATGCCTTTCTTCGCAATGCTTTTTCTTCGGCTTCTTGCTTTTGTTTCAACTCTAAAACCTTTTGTTGATTGTCACCTGCCAAACGGATTTCTTCGGAATACTTTTGATTTAATTGAGTGATTTCATTGTCTATTCTGGCTTGCCGTAAGTTTGCAAATCCCTGAACAATGTCGTTGGCAACCTGTGAATATTCGGTTGTAAGCTGAATGATCTCTTGCCATTTTTTCTGTTCATCTTTTATGAAATCCCTATTTCCGGATTTGTCAAGTTCGATTTGTTTCAGTTTTTTATCCCCAATGTTTTTTAGGTATAGATCATAGGATTTTTCAGAATCTTTGTGATACTGATCCATGATGTTTTTACCTTCCATTCGGTCTTTTAAATCCTGCTGAATCAACGCTTCTCCAGTCTTTTTTGATTGGGCTTCTAGTAAGTCGGTTTCTTCTTTAGCAAATTTCAAACCTTGAGCAGTGTATTTTCTTCTCAACTCAAGTTTGGCATCATAGAGAGCCTTATCAGCACCTAAGTTTCCACCTGCCGAATCCAATTCAACCTTCCTTATTTGTGTAAGGATTTCAAGACGTTTTTCTTCTAACTTAAATCTAGCTTCAAGGGCTTTTATATCAGCCTCATTTAATACTTTTTTCTCTTCGCCCCTCTTAACCTCAATTCCTGCGATTTTTTCCAGTTCCTTTTCTTCGGCAATCAAAATATTAAGTTCGCTCTCAGCATCTTTAAGGGCTTTGGTTGCCACACCATTAAAATCGTTTTGTGCCATTATTCTTTTTTCGGTCACCAAAACTTGTTGATTATAAATTTTTTCTTCCATTCCCAAAAGAAGCAACACGGCTTCCTGCTGACGGATGAACTTTTGATTCTGAACGGTTAGATCGCCACCATACTTAATCAATTGCTTTACAATATCCGCTTCGGCTCGTTTCAATCCAAGATTCTCAGCAGATTCTTTTTTGGCAGCTTTACCAACTTTTGCCAATTCAGTTGCAATTCCTGCGGCCAAATCATAAGCACCTTTGAGGAATGGTTCAAGTTTTTGACCAACTGCTAAAACTAGACCATCAATTGCATTGTTGAATCTGTTTTGGGATGCAGTTAATGAATTTAGGTTTTTTTCTGCCTCTGGTCCAAATGTCTTTTCAAGTTCGGTCGCAAACTTTGGAAGAAAGTCCTTTGATGCGATTTCTCCTTTTTGCAAAAGTTTTCCCAATTCAGCCGTTGTTACACCCATTGACTTTGCGGCAATATTGAATGCCCCAGGTAAACGCTCACCGATTTGGCCTCTTAATTCTTCGCTTGAAACAGTTCCTTTTGAAATAATCTGACCAAGTGCAAGAAAAACTCCTTTTGCATCTTCCCCACTTAATCCAAGTGCAGCAACGGCTTTTGATACTGAAGTAAATTGCCGATTAGTTTCTTCAATTGATACCCCTGCTAAATTGGAAGATGCAGCAAATGTCTTGTAGCCCATTGCGGTCGCTTCAAGATCAAGCCCTAGCTTTCTGGCTAGTTCGGAAAGAAATTCAAAATTCTTTGCCCCTTCTTTTTGTGATCCAGATGCAAAATCAATTGCTTTTTGAAATGCTTGGTACTTTGTAGTTGTTTCAATTACTTGTTTGGTGAATGCAGATATTGCGGCTATCGAAAATGCTCCGGCTAAAAGTGGTGTTATTCCCTTAAGTGAACTTCCTAATCCTTTGACTTGATTATCTGATTTACCTAATGCGTTTACTAAATCATCCCCTGATTTTTTAGCCTGATCACCGTTTACTTTTAATTGGTCATTGATCTTTTTTAGGGCATTCAGGCTTTCGGTCTCAGCCTTTGTTAGACCGTCAAATTGATTTTTGGCTTTTAATACATCTTCACCTTTAATGATGTATTCGACAACAATCTGATTGGTACTTAAGGTACTCATTTTTTCGCATTGGATTTGTCAGCTTTCAGTGATGCTACCCAATGCGAATACATCAGGTAGTAAGTGTAGAGGGGTTGTTCGACCAATTCAGAAAGGTCTGTTCCCATTCCTTTTGCAAAGCTAAGATTTTCGTTGAATCTGCGTTTGAAGTCTCTGAGGCTAACAATGTAATATGATGCTCTAACATCTTTAAATTCATCAGAGTTTCCCCCGTTAAATAGGTGTTCAAACTCCTCTGTAATTCGTCTCCAGTAGTCAGATATTGATTTTCCGGCAGACTCAAAAAAAAAGTAGGAACATCAGCATTTTTGGCCCAATGTTCGATTTTTGACTTGTTGTAATCGTGCTGATAGCTGAACGGGTTTTCTACCTCATCAAAATATTTAACCGTTGCCAGTTTGATTTGAATCTGTACAGAGATAGCCAGTTCTTTGCGTTCCTTTAGTCTGGCGTTCAATATCCCGATCTCAATCAGTTTCTTGTTGGTCTTGATCTTCTCGGATTCAAGAACGGCATCAACGGCCTTGCAATGGCTATCGAGATAAACCGGATTAACTGCCGCATCCAACTCCCGATAAATGTCAATGGCTGCGTGCATCCGTTCGTATGGAATGTTGATGTCGTGACCAAAGCAGAAGTAATTCCGATCACCAGAACGAAACGCAAACTTGATCTTATCCCAATGCTTACGGTCGGCAGTCCCATTGTATTGAGGTATTATAGGTTGATCTTCTGACGTAAGTATGCCAGTAGTTTGAGGCTTATGTGGTTTATTCCAAGGCCAAATATTGAAAGCCATAAAGGTTGATTAAAGAGGAAAATTGAAATAATGAGATACTGCCATGCACCAGAGCAAAAGAGGCATTCACCTAACGGCTTTGCGATGTTTTCGGGCAGTTGGCTTAACTGACTTAGATACCATTGGAAAGGCGGCATATGATCCATCAGGTAATCCAAGAACAATGATAGCATTGCCGACACTATCGCTATCTGAAACAGGCATAATAATGCAGCACCCTCTCCGCTTGCCCCCACAATTTGATTCATAGTTACTCATCAAAATTCAACCTTAAACGTCTGATTAACCTTATACTTTCCGCATTCCTCATAAAAGACAAGGTCAGGTTTCCCGGGTGAACGGGCCGTAATCTTGCAGGCAAATGTCCCTGGTCTTTCAATTGTCCTGACCGTGTAAACAGAAAAGGATTCCTTTTTTGAGCAGGAAAACAAAAGGATTGCAAGAATGACCGCAATCGCCAAGGACAAGATAATCCTAAATGCTGATTTCGTGTCCTTGTCTGGCTTCGGTTCATCCTGACTCAGCATATCAACTGCTTCGTCATGTGTGAATACTTTAAGACCGTTTACTATTCTCATGTTAATAACCTTGCGGCAATTCGTTGTAAAAAGCATTCACAAAAGCAACCGTTTCGTTTGTCGATCCGTTCGCAATATTGAATGTGATGCAATTATACATTTTTCCATCAATTGCAACAAATAATAATTCCTGCAAGGATGGATTCACGAACCGGATTTCATACGGGCTGCCATAGGACGAGAAGAACCCTTCGGGGATTGCTGCCGTTTCAACATTGATCTCAACGTGAGTACCACCGAGGACATCCAAGGTCTGATAAGTGACATGGCCTTGTCCGTTCTTGATCCTGACTTTAATCTGGTCCTCCATGTATCCAATTGGAACGTAGATAATCAAATCCTCAAAGCAGGAAATCAGAGGCTCACAGATGGAGTAACAAGTGTTGCAGCAGGAATTATTCATTATTCAATTTCGTAATCGTTGGCAATTTCATGAAAATTTGTGAAAACAAAATATCTGAACTCATCGAGACTGTGCGACAGGTTCGGGTTCTTCAGCTTCCAAGGGTCAAGACTTCCTTTTCGATCAACCTGTGCCTGTTTTAAATCTTCAATTAAAAGATCATTTTCTTCCGCTATTCGGACATTACAACGCTGCAAGACCATGTTGGTGATAACCCTTGATTGAATGTGCGAAGGGTTAGCAGGTGCAACCTGAATCTGCATATCATTCAATTGCAAATGTGATTTGATGGCGGTGTATGCTGAGATGTTATCAGATGTGAATGCAGACTTGTTTTGACCGGACGCATCCCCGTTGATGATGAACTTTGCTTTTGGGAATTCGGCTTTGATTGTTTCGCAAAGGATTTTCAGATCCCCGATTCGGTAGGTTTTAATCTTGTTGATGGTAGCATAATACTTTTGACCTTTGACGTTCTTGAGGAACTGGTAGACTCCGCAGGTGTTGGTTACGTTAAAGTCAAATGAAAGGTATATTTCAAACTGAGGGTTGATGTTGATCCTGCCCTTTATAACGTGCTTATCAGCCTCGAATGAATAGGCAAAGGTTGAATCAATGTCTTCAACTCCCCAATCGCCCAACGCCCAAACCTTATATCTTCTTTCGCCTTCCAATCCGTGTGACTTGATCCGAAGCAATCGTTCGTGCAATGCTTCACGGTCAATGGTGTAGTTATCCCAAAAGGTTGATTTGTGGAAGATGCAATCCGGTTTATCCTTGTTTTCGTCAACTTCCTTTTTCAGCCAATGATTTATGGATTCAGGATTCCAATCCATGATCAATGAAATGGGAACGCCCGTCTCCCCTCGAAGAGTTGTGTCGATGTAATCCACATCTTCCCGGGTAAACTGGTTGGCTTCGTTTAACCAGGCAATGTTAGCCCCTTCGACACCCTTACCCTTTTCTGCCTTGTCCATCCCCAACCCCCTGAACCAATTACCTGTATGCTTGTTGATGATCTCAAAGTGATTCTTGCGAATGATGAAATCATTCTTGAAGTGTTTGTAGATTAGATTGGTCAGCAGGGTAAATGTCGAACCTTCAATGTCGGAATAGACCTTTCTGGAATGGATCACATTGAACTGATACGGTTGAAAGGAATGGTAGATCAGCTTTCTGGCGATGTTGTGAGACTTTGCCGATTGTCTTGTGCCGTAGTGGCCTTCCTTGGTGTAGAGAGTCTCTACGAAAGGCCAGTACCATTTAAGCCAGAAATTACGCTGAAAATCGTAGTGCATTGATAAGGTTTATATCACATATGCTAATTTCGTCCGGCTGCAATGTTAGCACATCAGGACTTATTCAGACGGTGGAACAGGTCCGGAAATGGTGACGGTTAGATTTGTCGGAGTGGGATCATTGTCAAATAACCTCAAATCCCTTGCAATGATGTTTGGATTTAGAAATCCGGCAGCAGCCCCTTCAAACTTTTGGGTGTACATGATTTTCTCTATGCGTGTGATGACGGGGAAAAAATCGGAATAGTTTGGATCGCTTTTATAGTGCTTTAACGAATCAATATCAAGATAGATTTCTAATCCTGACCATGTAAAAGCCCTCATTTTTGGCTTTTCAACCTGTTGAGCATCCTTCCCAACAAAGTCAATTTCAATCAGAGGGTTATCGTGACACCATTGGAAGTATTCCTGTGCGGCTTCCCAAAGTGTTTCAGGGTCTTTGAATAGTTTGTCCCGTCCGTGTTTTGTCCTTCGTTTCCAAAATTCATTCCCAACGGTGAATTGCATAGTTTAACATTTTAAGTAGTTCCGTTCTCACGGTAAATGATTTGAATTAGTTTCTTTTGAATTTGACTGCCTTTGACTTGACAGACTTTTTACCAACGCATCCCCATGCCTGGCGGCTCAGGTCATTGGCACATGGTGGATTCTTGCATTTCTTTATTCCGGCTGATCTGGCACAGTAGGAGTCACCTTTAGCCGTGCCGGGTGCAATAGAATAACCCTTTGCCCCGAACTTAACGGTTTTGTCTCCTATTGTTTTCTTGTACTTCTTTTCAGCCATACTACATCTTCTTTTTGCCCTTGGGCTTCTTTGCCTTGCCTGCGGTGCTTAGTGCGATTGCAACCGCTTGCTTTGGTTTCATGGAAGGATTCTTCTTCAATTCCATGCTGATATTCTGGCTTATAGTCTTTTGACTTGATCCTTTTTTTAGCGGCATAATTGAAATCGTTTTCGCAAATATAAAATAAAAAGCCAATCCTTTAAGAACTGGCTTTTTTGCAACATTTACGCAGTCGTGCCGTATCAGTGCTACTAGGCTTCCCGGAATGGTCCAGCCGTCACCGGAGTTTCAACTTGCTTATCTACTTGTCATTTAAGACAGATACGGAGCCGAGGGTTCACCTTTCATCTGGAATAGTCTTTCGACAATAAATAATTGCGGCCCAAAGGTAAAAAGAAAAACCCTCAACTAAGAGGGTTTTGTTTTTTGTTGTCCAAATATTCATCAACCATGTTGCCGATCAGGATTTTCAATCTTTCCTTTTCAACAACCGGAACTCTGAATGCAATTGTCGTGGTTGGCTCTCCAGACTTGCGTCCGCATCCGGCTTTGCGAGGGCCGTTGTTTGGGATTCCTTTAGGCATATCCGAACATAATTTTACTACCTTCTTTCCACAATTGATTGCAGTCTATTTCAGAGTCATTACACTCAATCCAATATTTTGAATCTAATACCGAATCATCTAAAACCTGAATGAATTTTACATTAGTGGTTTCGTAATCTCTTTTAAAATTGATTTGCTTGTAAGTCTTCATTTTGTTTTCTGTTTTTGATTGTTTGAAAATAAGGGGCCGAAGCCCCGTTTTGGTTTAAGCGGTCATGTACAGGGCTTTTTCTCTTGCAGTTTTCAAATAAGAAGCTTGATTCCAGAATTTTTCAATTAAGGCTTTGACTTCATTAGCCGAAAAACCCATTTTAGTTAATTCTTTTTCAGTTCTTAATTTCATTGTTTCGTTGCTCATGTCTTTTTTCTGTTTTTGTTTTCGTTGAGACAAAGTAAACCCTTTCTTTTAAATTCTGCAAACATATTTGAAAAGAAATGTAAAATAAATTTCAAATAATTTTTATCCCTCTGATTTACAGGGCGTTTTGATTACACAATTTTTAGGGTAAAATTTGCCAAATGCTACAATTGAAACATTTCACTCTTTCGGAATTTGATTCGAAGGATGCCCCTGGTTCTGGTTCACAAATGCAGCCAGACTTTTTGACCAAACTTGACAAGGCCCGTGCTTTATGCGGAATCCCTTTCAAAATCAATTCAGGCTTTCGGACCATTGCACACAATAAGGCCATCGGTGGTGAACCTAATTCATCGCATACGAAAGGTTGGGCGGCTGACATCGGCTATTCATCAGGAACGGAAGGGTACAGGATTCTCTGCTCACTTCAGGCGGTAGGATTCAACCGGGTCGGCATTTACAAATCATGGATTCATGTTGATTGTGATCCTTCTTTACCTTCTCACGTCATTTGGTCAAAGTAATGAAAGATGTAATCAATCACTTTATTTGTCGGCTCAAAGAGGACACAATGAAATTTATTGGCGACATTGGAACGGTCAGCGTTGCGGCTTTATTCTCCCAGACCGAAAACTGGATTCTTATTCACGGTGCGGCTTTGCTGATCTTTGGGCGTTTGGTCTTATTGGTTATGGATGGATACAAACGGTTAAGGGATGTGAAGAAACCGGAATGGGAATCCAACGTAA